TACCTAACAAGCGTTCAAGAACTGGTACGTCATAGCCAATGATGTTGTGACCAATGACCTCAGCATCTTTGATATAAGCATTGAAGTCCTGCAACGTATCACCTGAGAACGTAACTGTCTCTTGGTTTGATAGGTCACAAGCAACGATTACCCAAACCTTTGTAGGCTTTAGTCCGTTAGCTTCTATATCAAAAACAACCTGCTTCACTTAGAACTCCTGATTATCATCGTTAACTGGACAAGTTGTTTCAATCATGCGCCCAGTATCTTTGTCGTAGTAGAGGTAGCAAGCCGCCCCTGTAAGTCCTGCGTATCGGTTCTTAAGTATCCTTACTGTAGTGGTGTTCCTTACCTGTGCATCTTGGTTCTGTTGGTCACGTTCTAAACCAATCACCATGTCCGATAGCTGTGCGATTGCCGCTGAACCTCGTAACTCAGCCAAGCTAATCTGTCCACCATCTTCGTGTGCCTTCCCTGATGGTCTACGTAGGTGTGACACCAAGAACAACCCAACACCTGTCTCCTGTACTAACTGTCGTAGCTTAGTCATGATGCTGTCAATGGCTTTACGTTCGTCACCGTTCTCTTGGTCTGACACAACGATACTCAAGTGGTCAAGAATAATCCATTTACAATCAAGACCTTTCGCCATATACCTAATGCGGCTTAGTAAGTTGTCTTCGTTGGTAGAACCCCAGTGGTCAAACATATAGATACGTCCTGTGCCTAATGTCTTGTCCCAAAATACCTTCTTATCTTCCCTACTGAAGTCGCGGCTCAGATGTAGAGTCTGGTTTGCCTCGATGCTCATAATCCCTAGAGCAGTTTTAGGTATGTCCTCTTCCAATGCGAGTATACCAATGTTGTCATCTGTTGCACCTAGCAAGTAGTGTTCCAACTCTCTGACAATCTGTGACTTACCCATACCAGAACCACTGGTTATTGTTACAAGCTCCTTCTCCCTGAAACCGTAGGTCATCTCATTCAAGCACGACCACGGGTACGGAATGGACTTAACGTCTTCCTGTGCTACGATGGACTCCCAAGTATCTAGTCCTGCGATGATACCATCTGGTTGATACGTCTTAGCGTTCCACCATTCCCTGATGAACCCCTGCACGTTGCGTTCCTTCAGCATTTCACCTGCGTCCTTGACAGGTAACTTTACGTTCTTCGCTTTGTTGGGTGTAAATAAATCTAACACCGCACGAGATGCTTCCTGACCCGCGTTATCACTGTCGAAACAGATGACTACGTTCTCGAATGATTCAAGCCATTCCAAGTTCTGCTTGATGTCCTTAACTGCTCCTGATGCGCCTGACCGTATTGACACAACTGCCCATTTACCGTCAAACATTTCCGACACCGCTAAGGCATCAGCTTCTCCCTCTACTACTGTTATGTATTTACCACCACCTTTAAACGCTTGCTGACCAAACAGCCCTGCGTTATCAAACGTACCGCTTGCATAGAATGATTTACTGCTTACTATGCGTGACTTGTTCCCTGTCTGTGCGCCTGTGTCCTTGTCAAAGTATGGGTAGTGATGCTTGCTTATCTGACCCTCTGTATCGTACTCAACTGTAACGCCAAACTTCTTGCACGTTGCCTCTGAGATACGTCTATCGGGTATTGACGCTACTACTCCAGTCATCTCTAGTTTCCTGTTCGCTTTGGGTTTACTTTCTACAACCTCTCCGTTGCCTCTCTCGTAGTGGTCACAACCGCCTGAAAAACAGACGGCATGACCATCGGAGTACCTCGCGAGATTGTTCTTAGAGCCACACGAAGGGCATGGCTCATGCTTAACAAAATGCGAGTCAGTCATTAGAAGTCGCCACCGCTTCCCTCATACTCAGCTAATTCTAATACCTTTAGCTTTTCGAGGTAAGTACCAGTACCATGTACAGGGTGAGCATTGCCCTTTTTATACTGAATACGCACCTTAGAGCCTCTGGTTACTCGACCATCAAACTCTACACCTTCTGCGTCAAAGATAGGCACGTCAAACTTACTACTAAACTTACGCTGTTTGACACCCTCATACTCTCTCAGTTTGACACCCATGTCTGCTAGTTGTGTGGCATCTGAATCATCTAAAGAAAGTACTACTGAATATTTACCTGTATCCTGACCATTATAAACTTCAGTTGTTTCTAACTCCGCAAATGCGATTGTTCCTTCTATCGTTAACATAGTAATTTACCTTTGTGTTATTAATTAAAGATTACTTAAGTATACTTTAGAATATATCTTTAAAGGTTATAAACTAAAGTACATAGGTATAGTATATCATGTTTGTTTACCGATTGCAACTCCTATATTGTCAATTTGAATTAGGTACTGGTAATGTAGGAATACTAGAAACCTCCCCCATTACCCACAGTACTCCTATAACCCGTAACAGGTTCGTTAATTATTACTCCTAATTATACCATTGTCTTCAGCTATTGACCAGTTCTCTTCTATAGCTTCGTCTGATACTGAATGACACGTTGAACATAAGTCTAGGTGTTCGTCTGTCACTCTGTCCCGCTTCCTTAGTTCAGTCTCCTTCAGTATAACATCACAGGCTTTACATCTACTCATCTTCAATTTCCTTGTAGGGTCTTCCGTAGGTAATCACAATGAATGGTAACAGCACTACTATACCTTCGAAGGGCATTGTACTATGTTCTTCTGTTTCGCTGTTATAAGTCCATACGGGGCGACTATCAACAAACTCTAAGTCTACACCCACGCCATTCCTTAATTCCACTGTAAATAGTTTATTAAATACTATTGCATTAATCATCTGCTATACCTCTTCTTTGTTTAACTTCTTTAAGTCTCTCTGCCATCTCTGGTTGTTCTATTGGGTCGTAGTCTGGTTCTTCTTTCTCCTTGTAGGGTTCGTAGTATCCTTTGCCTTCGTCATAGTCGCTATAGTCGTAACTGCTATCATCTTCTATCCTGCAATAATCATTACCCATTGCTATTTGCTCCTTTCATCTGTAAGTATTCATAGGCTCGACTGTAACCATCGTAATAGTCATTGTCTTCCTCTTCTAATGCAGGGTATCCATGTATGCAGTCGTATTCTCCGCGCTCATAGCTTGTTAACTCTTTAAAATACTGGTACATATTGTACCTTGCATCTGCTACATCTTCAAGATGTGCTTGCTCTTGATAATCTTTGCTCATTGTCTCACCTTAATATAGCCCACCGTTTCCAATGGGCTTCCCTATATTATTGTTTAGCTAGTATTTTGTTTACTCTCTTACAAAATGTTTCTTTTAACTCTATATCTTGTAAAATCATGTGTATCATTACTATTTCTGGAATACCTGTTTCATTTGCCATTTCTGTTGTAACTTGATTTTTAATTTCTAAGGTTGTCATTTTGTGCCACCTGTTTAAGTAAGTTATGTTTCACATTATAACCACTAAAAAGATGTTGTCAATACTTTTTCATTTTAAGACCTCAACGCCATTATAATCTAAACCACTATTAAACAGTGATTCTTCTAGCGTACCTACCGCACCTGCTATCATTGTCGATTTGACAAAATCCCGCTTACTTTCGCCTGATGCACCTAGCTCAGCCATGTATTGGGTTAAAACATCAGTATCAATATCCACTGTAAATTGTATTTTAACTTTCATTTTAAATCACCTCTTTACCAATTATGCATTACACCTGCGATTATAAACAAACAGGTAATAAAATTCAAGCCTACAATTACACTCCTAACAATGGCAATGTAATCAGCTTCGCGGTCATTAGCCCCTGACTTCTCTCCCAGTGCTTTAACCCATATGCGCCACAATCTAAGAACGTTATGCATAGGGCTTATACCTCTCTATTATTACGCCTGTATAGCCATCATTGCGCCAGTTACTAGCTATCCTGTACGCCTCTTCTTTGCTTACTAGGTGAGAGTTTACCTCTACACCGCCAACCCATATTGCATACATCATTTTTTAGACCTCATAACTCGTTCTGCATGGTATCGTCTGCCATAGCTTAACAGGTTGTCCGCGTCTTTTTCCGTCACTTGGTAATGCTCTGCGAACTTTTCCACGGTCGAATAGTTGTTGAACCATTCCAGATACAAGTCTGCTAGTTGTTCCGCTAGATTAAATACTTTCATTATTCGCCCTCCTC